GACTTAGGTAGTGATAAATGGAAAGATTGCTGGAATGTAGTAAATGATAACTTTTACTTTATAGAGTCTGAGCGCTATGATCTTGAAGCAGTGCTTAAAAAAGGTGCTGAATTAGTTAAGCGTAAAGGAATTAAATGTTTAGTTATAGACCCATTTAATAAAGTTAAATTAAAAGGTACAGCAGCAATGTCTATACCTGATGCTACTATGGAATATTTGGCACAAATAGAAACATTCGCTAAAAAATATGACGTGCTAGTTATTGTTGTTGCACACCCTACTAAAATGTACAAGAAAGATGATGGGACTATGGACGAACCAACAATGTATTCTATTAAAGGTGGTGGAGAATGGTATGATGCTAGTTATCATGGATTACTAGTACATAGAAATTATGGTAACAATACTGTGAAAGTTAAAGTTCTTAAAGTTAAGTTTCAAAACTTAGGAGAGAATCAAGCCGAGGCACACTTTAAATGGAACCATGTATCAGGCGACTATATGCCAGTAACAGATCCGTCGGATCATAATCTACCTTGGGAATAATGGCCTGGAAGTCAAAGCCACCTAAAGGTTATATAGGATTAAACACTGGATTTGTAGCTAACGCTGACGAATTAAAGTGGCAAAAGTTTTGTATAGATAATGATATAATAATATCTCCAGAACCAACCTCTAAAGGTATGTATCCACAGGAATGGAGAATAGCAGTATCGTTTATGCCTAACTTTAGAAAAGTTTATAAAACGCCAACTGTATATATAACAGATAATATTTGGCAAGAAACATTTAAAACAATGAAATATTATTATGACAAGAAACATTCAGGATGAGTATAGGGGATTATTATCATCACTGGTCTACGGTGGAAAACAGAAAGAGGATCGAACAGGTATTGGGACAAAATCAGTCTTTGGACGAATACTACGACATGATATGTCAGCAGGATTTCCTTTGCTCACCACAAAAAAAATATTCTGGGACAACGCTGTAACTGAATTATTATGGATATTGCACGGTAAAACAGATATTAAATACTTAAACGATAACGGTGTTAAGTATTGGAATGCTGATTATGAAAGATCTGGTAGAACAGACGGCACATTAGGTCCAGTATATGGATCTCAATGGCGCAACTTTAACGGTGTTGATCAATTAAAGCAACTAATCCGTGAGATAAAATCTAATCCTTCATCTAGAAGGCTAATGGTTAATGCATGGAATGCAGGTGCTATACACGAGATGGCCTTACCTCCTTGTCATTACGGATTTCAAATTTATATAAACGATGGAAAAATGGATCTTATGTGGCAGCAGCGATCAGCTGATGTTTTTCTCGGCCTGCCTTATGATTTTGCTATGTATGGGTTATTATTACTTATGCTTGCAAAGGGAGCTGGATATACCCCGGGCGAATTACTTGTTTCCCTTGGTGACTGTCATCTTTACAATAATCATATCGATCAAGCTAAACAACAGTTGGATCGTAGTTTTCGAAGACTTCCTTTTGTTAGCGTCGATTGGGGACTTAATATTATCGACAAAAAAGATGTAAGTATACCAAAAAAATCAATGATAAATATTTCAGGATATGACCCGCACCCAGCAATCAAAGCAGAACTCAACGTCGGAGTATGAGTCATGGTTCTCAAAAAGCAATTTTATGGCTAAGTTTCTAAATGAACAAAGCAAGAAAATAATTAAAAGAATAAACAATGAATATAAAAATACCAACAGGTAAGTATAAAATTTACCATATACCAGGTGTTAAAATAGGATGCACTACTAATATACAGAAGCGCGTTATTGAAACACAGGGATATAAAGAAGGTGAGTACGAAATACTGTTTGAGACTAATGATATTGTAGAAGCTTCACAAGCAGAGAAGACACTACAAGAAGATCTTGGTTATAAAGTTGATAGACAATTATATAAAGATTTATTTAAAAAATCAAACAAAATGACAAAGTGCACATCATCTGAAGCAACAACAACGTTTAAGATTTCCAAAGATGAAATCAACGCAAGGTTTTTAAACAATATAAAAATAAAAAATGGGTACGGAACGTATGCCTTGGACAATGAGGCTAAAATTGAGTGGATTATATCTAATGTACATAGTAGCCAGTTTGGTCCTGGTACCTGCTATGTCTATAATAAAGTACTATCACAAGCTATACCTTTCCAAAAAACAAAGGAAATGACTAAAACAGGTGGACAATTTATATTTCCACTAATTAGAGAATGGGCTACTGATCGTGGTATATATGATAAAGGAGATAGCAAGACTCAGTATATTAAACTTCAAGAAGAAGCTGGCGAGTTAGCTCAAGCATTGCTTAAAAACGATAGACCTGAAATTATTGATGCTATAGGCGATATGGTAGTTGTTTTAACCAACCTAGCAGCTTTAGAAGGTTTACATATAGAAGATTGTATTGAGTCCGCGTACGACGTTATAATCAACAGAAAAGGTAAAATGATTAATGGAACATTTGTAAAAAACAATTAATGAAAATAACTACTCAAGACCAAATAGTACAACAAGTAATCAAAAAACTTGATGAGCGTAGCAATGTAGGTTATAAAAAATATGGTGTAACTTTACACGATGATACTCCTTCATTACACAAATGGCTTAATCATATACAAGAGGAATTGTTAGATGCTTGTAATTATATTGAAAAGCTTAAGCATGAAACTACTGATGTATTAGCTGACAAGATACTTAAAGACTATCTTGAAGAAGAATCTACATTCAGTAACGTTAGTGATCCTGGGCCACCTGATGGATTTGGTACAACAACCACTTCTATCTATCCAGGTGATATTAAAGTAACTTATGATAAAATGTAATTATGAAGCGAAGAAGCAAAAAAAGAGGTCCAGTTGTAGCTAAGAAAACAACCTTTGATGGGATTAATTTTGCATCTGGATTAGAAAAGTATACATATATAGCTCTTAAAAAAGAAAAACTATTTGAATATTATGAAGGTGAAGTTTTCCAGTTGGTCGAAGGATTTAGTTTTACAAATAAAGCTTATGAAAAACAAGCCAACGGGAAAGGTGATTTTACTAACCGAGGGGAGAAAAAAATACTGGGAATTAAGTATACACCTGACTTCACAGGAAAAGATTACATAATAGAATGCAAGGGGAGAGCAAATGAATCCTTCCCTTTAAGATGGAAACTATTTAAGCAATGGATGATAAACATGGAAGACTCGCGAACGCTTTACAAGCCGCAAAATCAAAAGGACGTAGATATGATGATTCAGATAATGAAAGAAAAAAGAAAAAAGAATCCTCTTTACACTACAAACGCCGTAAATTAGATAAAGATGTTAGGAAGTATACCAAGCATAATAACAAAATTAACTCAGAAGAAATTGAAAGAATTGGAAGACAACATGGATTTTACACTTGGTAGTTACTATAAAGAAATGGTGGCTCACCATATGAAGATGTTAAATTATTATTTAAAAGAACAAAACGATGCGAAACTGGGAAATTAGTATAGGATTATATCCGGGTATATTATTTGGTGTTAGAACCTATATAGAAGAAAAATTTAAAGAGCATGTATTGTATCTACCCTTTTGTATAGAAATATGTTTAACTATTGAAGATTAAGATATGAAAGCAGAGGAATATATAAGATCTAACTATACTAGAATGTATAAAGACAAACCTTTAATTATAAATGAATTTAATACACATTTTGAAGTAAAATCAAATGTAGATGAAAGTCCTTTAATATTAAGCAAAAAAATAAATGAATGAGCACAGCAACAAGAAAACAACTAGAAAGCAGGGTAGAAACGTTGGGCAACGTGGTTCAACAGATGATTACAGAATTACAAAATCTGAGAGATCTAGCGATTGGTACCATGACACTGGTCAAAGAGCTCCCCGATTACGACCAAGCCCTGGAGACAATGAAGAGTAAGGTGAAAGAAGAACCAGAAGAAATAAAAAATTAATGGGATTATTTGATGAAAGAATAGCCTACAAGCCCTTTGAGTATCCAGAGTACTACACGGAGGGTTGGCTAAAACAGGCACAAGCTTTTTGGTTACATACTGAAATACCAATGTCTGGCGATCTTAAAGACTGGAATGAAAAATTAACTAAAGAAGAAAAAAATCTAGTAGGTAATATACTTTTAGGTTTCGCTCAAACAGAATGTGCTGTATCTGATTATTGGACACAGAAAGTTGTAGGCTGGTTTCCTAAGCATGAAATACAGCAAATGGCAATGATGTTTGGTTCTCAAGAAACAATACACGCTGTTGCTTACAGCTATCTAAATGAAACATTAGGCTTAGAAGATTATGAAGCATTCTTACACGAGCCCGCCACGGCGCAGCGCTTCGATAACCTTGTTAGTTACACTGGTACTAATCCTCGTGGGATTGGCAAGTCTATCGCTATTTTTTCTGCATTTGCAGAAGGCGTATCTCTCTATTCCGCTTTTGCTGTGTTATATAGTTTTCAGCTTCGTAACCTGCTTAAAGGCATTGGCCAACAGATGAAATGGTCTGTAAGAGATGAGTCACTGCATAGTAAAATGGGTTGTAAATTATTTAGACACATGTGTGCAGAAGATGAAACACTTTTATCTGAATGTAGAGAAGACGTTGTAACAGCAGCAACAACTATGTTGGTAGCTGAGGAAACATATATTGATAAGATGTTTGAGATGGGTGATATAGAGGGAATTAAAGCTTATGATTTAAAACAATTTATTAGAAAAAGATTAAATGAAAAACTTACAGAACTCGGTTACTTCGACCTCGGGCAGTACTTTGCATATGACAAATCAGGATCAGACAACCTCGACTGGTTTTATCACCTCACGGGTGGAGTCACTCATACTGATTTTTTTGCTGTTCGTCCTACTGATTACTCGAAAGCAGGTGAAGGCGAAGATTTTGAAGATATGTGGGATTGATGAAGAACTTTAAACTTAAAGACTTAGTTAAAGACAGAAGACTAACGGTTAACGAACGGTTGTCCGGTCGCTTAGGATATATGGGAACAGCTTTCATAATGATAGGGCCTTATATATTGAATTACGGTAATATAGGGGCTATAAGCTACATAATTGGAGGCATACTTTGCACACCACAAGTGATCGTTGCTAAGCAATGGAATTTAGTTGCTATAAATGTAAATGTAATAGTAGGATATATAATTTATTTAATAACAAATACATAATGTGGAATAATGAATGGAAAAAAGGAATTGACTACCCGGAATGGGGTGATACCGAAGTCTACAAGAAAACAATTGGAGGTAGCTATCTCGTTGACGAAGAAACACCTAAAGATGCTTACAGGCGAGTTAGCAGAGCTGTCTCAAAACGACTATACAAACCAGAGTTAGAAGATGTATTCTTCGACTACATTTGGAAAGGATGGCTTTGCCTTGCTAGTCCTGTTCTTTCTAATACCGGCACTGATAGGGGGTTACCGATTAGCTGCTTTGGTATCGACGTGGCAGATTCAATAGCCGATATTGGAACAAAGAATTTAGAAATGATGCTCCTAGCTAAACATGGCGGCGGTGTAGGAGTAGGTATTAATATGATTAGACCCGCAGGAGCCAGAATTACAGGTAATGGAACTTCAGACGGAGTTGTCCCTTTTTGCAAAATCTACGACTCAACTATACTCGCGACCAACCAAGGTGCCGTTAGAAGAGGAGCTGCATCAGTTAATATTAATATTGAACACCCTGACTTCCTCGATTGGATTGAAATTAGGGAACCTAAAGGAGACGTCAACAGGCAATCTCTTAACTTACATCAGTGTGCTGTCATTGGCGATAAGTTTATGCGAAAACTTGAGACAGGAGATCAAGAAGCACGCCAAAAGTGGAGTAAACTTATCCAAAAGCGCAAAGCCACTGGTGAACCATATATCCTTTTTAAAGGCAACACGAACAAAGCTAACCCAGAGGCTTACAAAGCGAATGGATTAAAAGTTCATATGACTAATATATGCAGCGAAATTACATTACATACCGACGAAAGTCATAGTTTTGTTTGCT